TTCACCTAATTCACACCAATCTTTATTATCTGTATCAAAGTTATCATAAAAAGCACCCTTACCTCTACTAGGATCTAATATTTTTCCTGTAGGTTTAAAATGTTTTATAATATCAATAGCAAGACTTTCAGGTGTCATTACTAAATCTTTTTCTGGTGTATTCTTTGGGGGACAAAATGCTCTCATGCAAAAAAATCCTCAATCGTATTGCTATCAGAAGCGTCTATCTTCCAGTTGATAGCGTCAAGTATAAATCGTAAAGGTTCCATAAATGATTTTGTAAACTGTTGTTCGTAATCTATGAGACCGTGCATTTCAAATTCTTTAGGTAGTTTTGCCATAAAGGTTATAACATTAGCATTCCAAACATTCTTTCGTAAATGCACAAACTTACCTTTATCACCTTCATAGAATTGTTGAAACTTATGTGATATCTTTTTTGTTTTCAATAAGTGATTATATAACAATGCACCTTTAACATGCATAGGTGTGCCTTTCTTGTAGATAGATGTGGTATCGCCATATTTGTTTACACCATTAACACTACGAGGAAAAGCAATGTCTTCTGGCGGCAACAGTTCAAAGTCTCTACGAAAGTTTACAATAAACTCTTTCATTTCTTTTTGGTCACCACCCATGATAACTTTAAAACTTTCTTTTAGTTTATCTCTACAAGGTAAAGGTGTTGATGTTTTTACAGCCTCGATACCCATAATCTTTAGTTTAGGTTCTGGATATTGCACACCTTCTGAATTGTGTACATTTAAAATATATCTTTTCTTTGCTGTCCAGATACCTTTGTCAGCAATTGCCTCTCGTTTCATAACCATTTTATTTTCATAGACATTCATGTAATTACCTAGTTCGTCATAACACTTTGTAATATATGGTTCTAATCTTTCACTACAAAATTTATCTAATGCTTTTACAATTTTATTTTTATCAGTTGCACCTGTCATTTTTACAAGAGGTGCCATATTGATATAAACGGAATCTGTATCTGAAGCAATAATATAATCGTCTTTTGTTTTATATAACTTGTTAAAGTATTCATTTAGTTTTTGGTCTATCCAACGTATATTCAATTGACCAGATGTAGTTATGGCTTCTGCCATTCTATGGTCATAGTATCTAAAGTATTTGTTACCAATGGCACCATATGCACTATTTAGCGAAATCTTTTTAGAATGCTGAACCAAGTAATATCGTCTTGCAAGTTTTTCATACTTTGGGTCTTTAGTGTTAGCATACTGCTGTTCTGCCTCAAGCATTTTCTTTTTATATACTGTTCTATCATTATATTCTTTTTGTATGATACGAGGTAGGAAACCTTGTTTACCAGTTCTATACATTGTGCCGTTGGCAGCCATACAGTTGCCATCAGACATATCAACCTTTTTATCTAATAAGTCAACAATATCTACATTCTTTTTATCAGGTAATATTGTTTCTGGTGAAATATTATATTGCATAATTAAATGTGGATATAGTGAGTTCAAATCAAAAGACACAACCCAATCATGAAAACCTACTTTAGGGTCTTTTACATATGCACCAACAAGTTCTGGTGATGTAGGATTCATATCACGCATTGGCACAATGATATTATCTTTTAATAATTCATTAAATATAATTGTATCCCACATTCTAACTTGTGAAAATACATCTTCATAATTTGCTTTGGCATTATATGCCATGGTTAATGCAAGTTCAATAAGTTGTAATCTATCTTCTAGTTTATCAACAAGTTCAACGTCTTGTATATTATAATCTATAAACGATTGTATGTCTTGCTGATACCACTCTTTGAAAGTGTCATAAGGGTTATCATCTTTTTGTTCACCAAGTTCTACTTTACCAATATGGTCTAGTCTATAACTTTCTTGGTTCTTAATTGTAAATTTACGATATAGTTGTAGGTAATCAAGTTGAGCAATACCTAACAATCTAAAGTAAGTTTGAGTTTTACCCATTTCATATGTTTGGTCTTCTTGTATAATATTCCAAGGCGACATGCGTTTCATAGCACCTTCACCTAGTATTTTACCTATACGTCTAATAAGATATGGCACATCAAAATATTTACTATTCCAACCTGTGATAACATCAGGTGAATATGATTGCCAAAATTTAAGAAACTGTTTGAGTAAATCTTTTTCATTTTCACATTTTACATAATGTACGTTATCTTGTTTAACAGTATAGTCTGCCATACCCCAAACAAGTATTTGTTTTTTGACTTGGTCTTTTACGGTAATACAAATCATTTTTTCTGAACAATCTGCAACGTTAGGAAAACCATATTCACTTTCAACCTCAATATCAATTGTGTAAATACGAAGTTTATCTTTATCGTATTCTACATTACCTGGCCAATAGTCAGCCATATATTGATATTGAAATCTATCTGTGCCGTGAATAAAGTTTGGATGATTTTCGTAACGTTTGATTGTTTGTCTAGCGTCTTTGATTGATTTGTATGATACGGAATCTAAACCTTTACCTGTTAAGGATTTGTATCTACCTTTGCCTTTTGTAGGTACATAAAGACGAGGAACATATGGTACACGATCCTCACATCTTTTACCATTGTCAAAATATCTAACAAGTAATTCATCACCATAAGGTGACACATTGGTGTAAAAATTCATAATATAATTATATCAGGTTTCGACTTAAAAGTCAAGGTTAAAAATATTTGTCTAATACTTCAAGTTGGTCATGGTATTGTGCAATGATATTTAATTCTTTTTCTATTGTCTCTAAAATATCACCATGTTCACCAATACCTACAGATTGTTTTAAATAAATTTCAACATTCATTTTATGTTTTTCAATATGCCCAATGGCATGTTGTCTAACTGCTTGGATTATCTGTTCTCTGGTCTCCATCTTCGTTTCCTTTCTTACCAATATTATATTTGGGTTCTAGTGTCCATTCATTCTTTTCTTTAAATGGTAATACTTTGATTTGAGATAGTGGTGCTTTATTTTCTACACTACTAACCAATTCTACCAAACCCCAATCACTTAATAGTTGTGCGATTGTATTTCGTCTTTCAATATCGTTTACAAAAATGTTTGCTGTCTTACCATCTAAAGCAAAGAGTTCTTTAAAGTGTACAATAAAGTATCTACCTTGTTTATGTAGTATATGACACGATTGATAAATCTTTCGTTCTTTTCTACTGGCGACACCTATCCTTGTAAGTGTCTCTCTAATTTTTAGGAAATCATCTGGCTCTTTTATCTTTACCTCGAGCATACTGTCTGGTTTCCATTCTATAACTTCACTCATTTTTTTCCACCTTTATATAATCTCTCTTTTATATAATCAATCTTTTCTTTTGTCAGTATAGATAAAGCTTCTTGTGCCCTCTTATTTGAGTAACCAAAATGTTGTTTTACGACATCAAGGTCTTTCATTTTAGAAGACTTTAACCATTTACTAAATCTTTTTCTAGACTTTATACTATTTAGAAAAAATGAGAATTGCATATGTTTTGACGCATGGTGCAACCTATTCATTTCGTTAGCATACATAACTGTGTCTGAAAAATAAGATAAACCTTTATTGATTATAAAAGGTGGATATTTCTTTTCCCAATCTCTATCGTCTGTATCAAGTAGTTTTTCTTTACTATAATTGATAGCCGTGAGATACTTTGATAAACTATATTCTACCATACAACCTCGTATATTTAATATCACCTACATAATCTTTTTTATAATGAATACATCCTACCATAAATCCCATTTTAAATCCATGTTGCGAACCTGTACCCATATTCACTATTTCTTTGATATCACCATACTGTCTAACCATTTCGTCATTTGATTTAGACTTAAATAGTTTTGAGAATGGTACAAAGAATACAATATTATCTGCAACACTCATTGCTTTTTTTAAAAACAAATCAAATATACTATATGGTGGATTTGTAATAATCCAATCTACTTGTTCATTCCAATCCATGAAATCTTTACCTTCTGAAATTTCACACCAATGTTTATCACCAGACATGTAATTATAAAATGCTCCTTCGCCTCGACAAGGTTCTAACAGTTTGCCTGTTGGTTTAAAGTAATCAATAATTATTTTTGCTGTGGTTGATGGTGTCATAACCACATCTTGTGCTGTGGCTCTACCTGTCATATTTGCTTGAGTGGGTTTCATTTGAATTTACATTCGGACATGATTTCAGTAAGACACGCAACCATATTAAGTTCTGGGTCTGCAACAAAAGCATTCTTGTACTGATATTCTGCCAGAAGAATAACCATTGGTGGAATACTTTGTGGTTGTAATGCTGTATAAAAATTTTGATATAGTTCTTTATACAAACCTGCAGGGTCTTGGTCAATATGATCTACAACCCATTTTCTCATATCACCAAAGTGTCTATCTTTTAGTGCCTTGTTTAAAGACTTGATATTTGCTTCAGCAATATTAACAAGTATACCTGTATCTATTTTACCTGATACAGAATATCTTTGTAATTCATTGATGGTTCTTCTAAAGTCTGGATAAAACTTAATAATAAGTTCAGCCAATACCTTTGGATCAAACTCAATGTTCTCTTGTTCTAGTATTGTGGATAATCGTTTGTGAAATAAACCTGCTAGTTTTTCTTTATCTTTATTTTGTATTGTAAAATTAATTACAGTACACCTAGAATGAATTGCAGGTATAATTTTGTTTTTGTAATTACATGTAAATATAAATCTACAATTATTACTAAACGTTTCGATAAAGTTTCTTAATGCAGGTTGAACACTCTCAGCATTCATGTAATCTGCTTCATCAACAATAACCACTTTAGGTTTATCACTCTCATGTAGAGATACAGTTGAAGCAAAGTTCTTGATTTGATTTCTTACAACGTCAATGGATCGACCTTCGTCAGAGCCATTAATCATCATAACGTCACAACCAAGTTCGTTACATAATGCTTTTGCTACAGTAGTTTTACCAGTACCTGCTGTGCCAGATAATAATAGATTTGGTATCTCACCTTGTTTGAGAATAGATTTAAAAGTTTTCTTTATCTCAACAGGTAAAATACATTCGTCAATTGTAGAGGGTCTATAAGCCTCTACCCATAATAAGTTTTCCATTATTACCCCTCATACTTTGAAGTATTTTCTAGGGCAATCCAATATTGTACTGTTTTGTTTTTGTGTCTAAAATTAGAAATAAGTTTAGATGATATGTAAACATTATAATCGCCAGGCAACATTTTAAAGTGTTCAGTTTTAAAATGAAACTCAAACTTTTTGTTTGTATCACAAACACCAACCTTTACATCATAGGTATTTGCTGTATCATTCTTCTTATCAATTGCTGACATCATTATATCACCATTGACAGATTTAACTGATATGTCTGGTAATTGTAACATAGACGCAGCTTTCTTAATGTTTGTTAAGTCAGTTTGTGTCAATGTAAACTCTACCTCAGTTGCAGGCATTTTAACATCTTTTTGTGGAGTTGTAAGTATGGATTCATCCGCAAAATAATATCTTGATTTTGTAGATGTACCTTCTTCATTTATAG